CGCCAAGGGGCGCCGGTGCCGGGCGGTACGGTCAACGGAACGGGGGTGTTGGCGGGGATTGGTGTAGATGATGTGGTCGCCGTTACGCCTTCACCAACGGTGACGTACATATCGGACGAACCCCACACCAAAACACCTTGTGGACCTGCGACCCAAGTGCCGGTAGACCCTGCGGTGCCGGTGTATGACGCTGTTTTAGCGGGAAAATTTACATCACTGCAAGCCGTTAAAAGTTCCATTTTTAGCCACCTTTTCATAGGTTAATTAGGCAAGAAAGCGCAATTTATACAACGTGCTTAAATATAAAGCGACAATTTCGTCGATAATATTTTGCAATGCTGTGTCTTTTTCGTCAACTACCTCATTACGGCAGTTTTCAATCTCATCAAGTTGTTCTTGAAGAAAATCAATCACGTTTGACGATTTTTTAGTGGGTTGGAGTTGAATAGGGCCAACTAATCCATGCCGTCCTTGGTATGCTTCGGCAAAATCGTCAGCCAATTCAATAACTTCATCATAAAACTTATTAAGCGCTTTGTGTTTGGCATAGCTGCGTGTGTTAAGATGTACTGAATGAGTAACATCACGCGCTAAAAACAACATTCCAATAAAGTCAGCAGCTTTCATCATTGTCCGATTCCCGGCATTTGAGGCATTTGTTGCGGCATTTCAGGTTGTTCACCCATTAAACCAATTTGCGGCATTTCGCCAACCAATTCACCGCTTGTAATCATGCCGTGAACAGTTCCCATCACCACTTCTTGGATCTGTTCAGGCGTCATATTAGCCGCGGTGGCGGCAATGCGTTTGGTTTCGGCGTCATACGCTTTAATCTGCGCTTCATAGGCTTTACGGGCCACGTCTTGCGCTTCAAACGACTTTTGGACGTTCTGGAGCATCATGTGCATTTGCTCCATCTCTTTACCCATCGCCTGAATTTGCTGTTCAGCCGCTTGAAGCGCGGGCGATTTGTCAGACGCATCCAAAATTTTCGGGTCAATCGTGCGAGCGAAGCGAGCCGCCATTTCCTGCGCGCCGGGCCAATCCATGTTCTTAATGAACAAATCGCCCGCGACCTGCCACAGTTGCGGGTTGCCCTGCAACAGTTGGGTCATGGCGTCAAGCGCTTCTTGACGCTTGGTCATGTAGCTTGGTCCAACCGATACGCAAACGTCATATTTACCGACGCTCGGGTTGTAAATCTTTTCCAACACAACCGCGGGGTTGTTGGGGTCCATAATTTTTTTGACCGGCTCTTGTTGCGTCGGGTCAATCTTGGCCGTTTTGATGTCGCCATCAATGCCGACAATACGCGCGATCCGTTGCGTGTCATAGATTTTAGGAATTAAATCCACAATCTGACGTGTGCTGAACCGAATCGCGCGGGCGAGGTTGTCGCCGTAATGATAAGTGCCGATGTCGCTTTGTTTTTCACGGGCAAGAATAGCGCGGCCAGTACGTTCATTAGATGTAGCACCCAGACTGGAGTCATATTGGCCGGTTGTGGCTTTAATGTCGTCCGAAGCGCCCATTTTAGCTTGAATAAGCCCTGTTTGCGCCATCGGGGGTTGCGCACGCATAGGAAGCGGCAAGATAGACCCTTGGCCATCCGTAACGTCAGGATTGACTTCCAAATAGGGCCAATTATTGACGTTGGCTGTTTTCCACTGCTGTTCGTAACCTTCAAATTGACCGCCGTAGCCAATGAACGGTGCTTTAGGCGCCAGCGCCAGCATTTCCGTTTCAGCAGACACCCAATAATTGTACATACGCTGGGCGTCTTTGGCGTTACGCACAATACCGGCAAGGTATAGCTGGCCGTCAACTTCAAACTCATTACCAACTGCGCGAATCACCGGAATCCACTGACCGGCCCATTCGTTTTCTTCCAGCATCTCGTAGCCGTTTGTTTTGCACCATTTGACCTTTTTACGATCCACCGTACGCGACTTAATCGGCTTCATGCCCATTGACTTATAGTGCTTGTCCTCGGGCGTACCGTCGAACACAGACACATTGCCAACGTAAAGGTTTAATTTGGCTGGCTCGTACTCGATATAAAAATACTCGGCAATCCGAACGGTAGTTTCGTCCAACCACTGTTGCAAACTTTCATCACCCACGCCTTGCGCTTGGATGGTGGACAGCGGCGTAGCGTCAGGGAACATGCGTTCGTAGTCGGACTTCAGCATGTCTTCGGTAATGAAGCACCATTGCGCGTCCGCACCGCACGGGTCTTGGATCATTGGGTCCATGTAGACGCTAAACGAATTGCGGATGCGCCCGATCTTGATGTCTTGGTCAAACGTATTGTCGTCGCAATACTCGGTCAGCAAGCGCCAATACCCTTCGCCATACGTCACTTGGTTTTCGTTGGCGGTATCGTATGCAATGTCGGCGTCTGAAATATATTCGATATGGCGCACCATACCTTCAAAAATCTCAGCCACCTCAACGTCAGCTTTGTCATCCACCGGAATGACTTTACCGCCGGGGCGGTTCTGACGCTGTTCGTTGGTGATTTGACGCACATGCTGCGGCAGTTTGTTAATAGTTAGGCAGGGGCGGGCATTGATTGTCTGCCCCTGCACCGATCCACGGGTAGCCAACACATCGGCAGGCCATTGCCACTGATTATCAGGCGAACCCGCAAAGAACCGCAAATCATCCAACTCGTCTTCACGGCTTTCAGAATACGCTCCGATAGCCAATGTCAGTCGGTGCCGCATGGTAGCAAGAACGTCGTCCTTACTACGTTTTTTAGCGGAACCTACGTTTGCGACGCTTGCTGCTGCGTTAATGCCTGTATAATCGGTGTTAGCCATGATTTACTTTTTCTTCGCAGTTTTAGCTGATTGTTTAAACGCTTTGGCCGTTGGTGCACCAGCAGCCCCCGGTTTTCTCATTTTCTCGCCAGACCCTTCTTTAATACGTTCGCGCTTGGCGTGAATGTTGGCATAAAGTCCGGGTTTGGTTGCCATATCATTTACCCTTAAGGATTTTGTTTGCTTTAGCGTCGATCTTCGATTTAGACGACGGGCTCAGTTTGCCAGCCTTCACCATCTGCGTTGCCCGTGCCTTGGCGTTGGCAGCGTGCGATTTGTCAGGCATGGGGTATTTGCGTTCGCCGGGCATACCAAACTCAGACTTAGCCAACGCATTGCGTGTTTTTGTTGCTAATTTAGCCATCACAACACCTTATTGGCAATGGATAAGAGCAAAGTTAATCGTAACGGCTTCTGACAAAGACCCGCCAGAGATGTTACGAACAGTGATGGTTACAGTGCCAGCCGACAACCCGCTCACCCACACATTGTACGCCCCAGCCGTTGCGCCAGCGCTAACATTCAAAATAACAATGTCATTTGAGCTAATGAAACTGTTATTAAGCGTAAAAGTCACATTGGTAACAGACGCCAGCGCGGCGTTGTTCATTACGATCTGCCCAGCGGATTTGTTCAACGTTACCGCAGTTGACTTGCTGGTAGCCTGCGTAACCGTACCTTGCGCGTCGGTGGTGTAGCCAAGCTGTTCGCCTGACAGCACATATTGCGAACCAATAATATCTTGGTCAGTGAACGCGACGCCAATAGGTTTAGTGTTAGACATGTTTATGATCCCATCCATGAAAGGTTAAAGTCCACGCCTTTGCCGTTGTACGACCGACGTGTTGCGGATTCACGATACTCACGGTGGGCAACAGGATACGCAAACGTCACCGCCAGAGCATCGGCAGCGTCGGGGGAGGCCAGACCTCGTGCGCGCATTTCTTTTTTCCCTTCTAGGAAAATTGTCCCCGAGGAGTTTGGCTTTTTCATCGGGCCTGTCAAGTCCGATTTTAATTGCCGGTCGTCAGAGATTGACGCAGATTTCAACCACTCGCGCATAGCGCCCCATATCTCGGCGCGCTTATTGCCCCACATAATAGAGTTCTTGGCCTTCCAGCCAAAGTTCACCCCACGCACCTTATAGCGTTGTTCATTCAATCGGTCAAGGATGCCGTAACCTAGGCCACCCTCGTCAATAGCCACCAATGTTGGCTTAAACTCCTCGATTGCGTCGATCACCCGCCCGACGATCATCATAGTGTCTTCGCCCGAGTAGCGGCGGATAGCGATCAGGTCGCGCCCTTGGCGCACAGCGATCACGGTGCTGTCGGCCCCGCCGCGTGCTGGGTCGATGCCCATCACGATAGGCGCCGTCATGTCTTTGTGCGCCTCGCGCTTGATGGCGTCGTTGACAAGGTTGGGGGAAATGAACTGGTCCTCGCCCGCGCTTGGGAACTCACCATACACTTCCACGCAGGCTTGGTTGGAGTCCGCGCCGTATTCCTCAATGATTTGCTCATAGACCTGTTTGTCGGTATCCTCGACCGTGCGGGCGTCAACTTTCTCTGTATCCCAAAAGTTCCGCTTGGCGTTGAAGCACTCAAAGAAGTACCCCTGATTGCGCCGCGGGTTGGAAAACGCGAACCAATAGCGATCCAATATGTTCTCCGTAAAGAAGCCCGCGCCGACCGACCAGATGGCGTCGGGAATACCGCTCGCTTCGTCAAAGATCAGCATCATGCCGTCGTGGTTGTGCACCCCGGCGTAGCTGTCGGGATTCTCCTCCGACCACAGCTTACCCTCCGCCGCCCAGTAGCGCGTCCCTTTTTTCAGGTCGCGCTCGACCAGTTCGCACACCCATTTGGCGGGCATCAGCTTGGTTGCGCTAATCTCCCACCAATGGTTGTTGATCGCCATCGCCACCCATTTAGTCAATTCACCCCACGTTACCGACCGCAACTGCGCTTCCGAGTTGGCCGACACGATGACGGTTGACCCGATGCGCGTGGTTAGCATCCACAAGATCAGCCAACTGACCAGCGCCGATTTGCCGATACCACGGCCTGAACTGACCGCTTTGCGCAGCGTGTCCATCTGCACCTGACCGCGGTTGCGTTTGATGTGGTTGGCAATATCGCGCAGCACTTTGCGTTGCCATTTGCGCGGTCCATGAAATTTGGCTAGCGGTGTGTTGGGCTGGCCCCAAGGAAACGTGAACAGGACAAACGCTTCTGGATCATCCGCGATCTGCGGCGACCATAACTTCGTCATCAATAGCTGTTCTTCGTCCGACTTGTAGATCGGCATTTGAGCCATTAGGAATTTCCTTGAGCGGTTCGTGATCTATAGTTGTGACGCGCGCCGCAGCATCCGTCAAGGCTTGCGTGATGGAGATGCGCTGGTAAACGTCTACGCTGATCTCTTGCTTAGCTGTCCAGTCGTGCCGGTGCTGCAAGATCGCCAGCGCCGCTTTGGCGTCGCCTTCGGCGGCAGCATTGTGCATTGTCCGCGCTGCTGCCATCTCGCTGTCAGCGCGTCCTTTCAATTCCGCCATTTCGGCCGCTGGGTCAAGCTGGCACAATTGACGATATTCAGTTGGCAGCATCCCAGCGGCCAGCGCCAGCGAATCGCCTTTCAATCCAAGGCGCGCGGCGTCGTATATATCTTGAAGGCGTTTTTCAGTCGCCTTCACTTCGCGGGGCGAAAATGGAATAGAATGAAACATGGTTGCAAAGTAGCATGTAACATTTTGTCTTGCAAGTTTCATTTTTAAAAAAAAATTTTTTGTGAGACCTCCCTGACACATAGGGCCGGTGCCAAGGCCCTGCCCTACCCTCCTTTTTTAAAACCCATCGACCGTCCCAAAGGGCAGGACATGGCACGCTTCTTGCTAGTAACATGTTACAATATTGCAAAATGGGATTGTCTCAAGACTGGGAATCTTTTGCTCAATGTGAGTTTATAGGCAATCTAAGCAATCAATTTTGAAGTCGCGTTTATGCGCGCGCCTTGCGTTTATGCTGCACTGCAAAAAGCCTAGGCAAAAAAGCGTTCTTGTTTCGTTCATAGGCAATATAAGCAATATAAGCAATGGAAAAAAATTGACGCGGACTCACGGATTTTTGCGCCCAATTATTGTTTAGGAATATATACCTATATTTTTAAGATTTTTTAGAGTTTATAAATATATGACTATATTACCTATCAAATGGTTTTTAACCTTGCATTTCAACGGCATGACGATAGGCAATCGCGCCTTAAAACATTGCCTAACCGATTGCCCAGATTACCTATACTATAAGGACACAAAAAAAGTTTATGAAATGCAATAAAAAGTGTTGCAATATATTTTAAGCCGTGTTACAAATAATTATCAGCACGAAAATGCTGCAACGCAACAAAGGACAAACAGCCATGCTTACACCATATCAGATTGCAAATAACGCAGACAAATTTGACGGTTTAACCAATATTAAGGAAATAAACCGCTTGTTTCGTAAACAAGACGAAAGTCATTTGTTCCCAATCCGCAATAAGTTTAATGCTACAGAACGCGCAATCCGCCGCGCGCGCGCTTTCCAACGTGATAGCGGCGCCGTTTATGGTTTAGAATATGCTTTGCTTCTAGATCAAATGCTTTCTGATATTGTTAACTCAGCAATCTAAAGGACAAAACACCATGACACACTCTTATCAAATCGAAGTAACCGACACGTTTGCAGGCGAAGCAAACTATTCATGGGTAAAGCGCGAAACGCTTTGCGTGCCTGAATTGACGCATTTTGGATATGACGGCGCAACAAATTATAATGCAGCCAATAAAAAATATGAGCGCCATTTGATCCGCGCTGCTAAAAAGCTAATCGGCTGGAATGGCGTCAAATGCGCAGTTGAAAATTTTGGAGACACAATAACCATTCGACCACGCGGCGCCGCGCTTGTCGCATTTGTAACATTTCAAGACTAATCTATTGCGAACCATAGGCCGCCGCGCGCGGCCTATCATTGGCAATAGTGCCGAAAACAGAAGGACTAAGGACAATGGACAATTATGAGCAGCAACAAAACCTTCGCGCAGCGCAAAGCAAAGCAGCAAAGGACGTCATGGCATACGTCATAATGCAGGGCGCGAATTGTGTTGGTAAAATTTCTTTTCAATACAATTCAGCAAACACCGCGTGCACATGCTATTTGACCGTGCACGGCGCCGGCATTGCCAAGGGTGTTGCAAAGGGCGGCGGATATGATCGCAAAAGCGCGGCGGCGGATATGGCGGCACAATCATTGCCGCCATTAAATGAAAATTATGCCGCGATCATTGGCTATGCTGAAAATTATGCCGCAATCAAATCCGCGCTTAATCAAGACAATGGCCACACATGGGAAGCGCATTTGCGCGATGCTGGCTATAACGCAATCCAAGCCATTTAAGGACAAATCATCATGACACAAGACCAATTAACAGTGTTTGTTATCTTCGGACCATTCTTCGCGCTTGCACTGGTGTGCATTGTGTGTCTTGAAATTCAGCGTATGAAAGGGCAATAAACCATGAAAAAATCCTACAAAATAATCGTGCTTGTGCGGCATGTGATAATGATTGACGCATACAATGAAGAAGACGCCATAGAGCAAGCCGAACAAACACCATTAAACCATTGGGATGATTTTAAAATTTTTGATTATGAAATTACAGACATAAATCCGCTTGACGACTACGACGACGCACCACGGGACGACTTGCCATGACACAACCCGCGACAAGCGATTTTAAAAGCAAGCTTGACCACATGATTGCGGTCTATGACAAAGCGGGCCCAATGGCCGAGGAACAAACAAAAACCCTTCGCCAATGCCGCGCGGCATTGCAGACGGTTAACGCTATCAACGAACGACTAGCAAACGAAGCGTGGCTATTGCGAGAGGATGCGAAAGGGTTGGCGCAAACGATGCGCGCCGACCCGCGAGACTTATCCGACCCGCTATGGCAAGACGTAATAGCATTTTTGGAAAGCTTTTAGACATGAGCGCTGGAAAACGATACGCCGAAATCCCATTGCAAACGCGATGGACGCAACAAGACGTAATTAAAGCGCGCGCAATGGTCGCCAAGGGTATGACGGCGCGCGAGATAGCGCGCGCGCTTGGTCGAACGCGCAATAGCGTCATTGGTTGGATGCACCGGCAAGGCATAAAGACGGGCGTGCCTACGCCACAAGCGAAGCCCAAGACGCCCAAAGTTCCGCCAGCGCCTAAACCAGCGCCTAAAAAGAAAATAAGGCCACTACAAAGCGCCCGCGTTGCGTCTTTTCACCATTTCACAAAAGACGACCCACAACGATATGAACCATACCAGCCGTTGGTGTTTGAAGATCCGGCACCAACCATGCGCTTAATCGACACCATAGGCCACGCACAATGCCGCTGGATACCGAATGACCCGCGCTTGGATGAAACGCTTGTTTGCGGCCGCGAAACCGACGGGCGCTCGTATTGTCCATTGCACCACGGCATTGTATATCCGCACCGCGTGGTAAAACCGAAAAGGATTGAAGCCTAATGCACCCCGAAGACAAAAAACCGATTTGTTGGCTAACCATGCTTTACGGCGTGTTTTTGCTTGCGCTCTATTTGCTTTTGTCGGGCTGCGGCACGTCTCGCAGCATTGCAATTCGGGAATCAAACGCCTATATTGCAAGCGCAAACGCGCTTGTCCTTCGCGTTTGTTCCTCCCTCGACTTGGCCTCCGCACGCGCTTGAGCGCTGCGGGGGTCTTTTTGTTTTTAACCAGAGGAGACTAAAACCATGAAAATTTTAAAGACGCGCGCCAAAACGCACGGCGACTACGCGACAATGGCGCACACGGCGCAAACGCTTAAGGAGGCCATGCGCAATACGCCAAATTGGCATGAGTTGCCCGACTATATGCGCGAGGCGCTGGAAATGGACGCGACCAAAACCGCGCGCATCTTGTGCGGCAATGCGTATGAGCCGGACCATTGGCACGACAAGGCAGGCTACGCGACATTAGTTGAGGGGTTGTTGTGATGGACATTGTTGAACGGGTGATGAACCGCCACTGCTGCCAAGACAATCTTGATCAAGAGGCGGCGAAAG